AGATGCCAAATCATGATATTGCAGGGGCAATGAAGTATGGAGATCCAACGGTGCTTTTGCCGTCAAATGTCCAGATTGCATTTTCCACAGTACCGACAGTCAGGCTGCTAAGGCGCAAGCTTCGCAACTTCTCTGATCGGGACTTTCTGCTTTTAGCCGGAGACCCAGTGGCTATTGGGCTTGCATGCGCAGTTGCTGCAGCATACAACTCAGGCCGTTTTAATGTTTTGAAGTGGGATCGTCGTGAAAAGATGTATATCCCAGTTAAGATTGATATCACAGAGAATGGAGAAAGAGATGACTAACGTCAATATATTTGAAGAAGATGCAGGCGCACTGCAAGTCAAGAACGAAGACCTGTCTTCCGTTGGCGCTTTGGCCAAACGTGCCAAGGAGTTGGAAAAGGAAATCGACGACATCGAAGATGTGCTCAAAGAGCGCAAGGAACAACAACGCAAGTTGCTCGAAGACACCATCCCCGGCATGCTCTCTGAGCTTGGCATGAAGTCCTTCAAGATGGCTGATGGCAGCCAGATCGACATCAAGCCTTTCTACAGTGCAAGCATCAAGGAAGAAAAGCGCGCACAAGCCTACGAGTGGCTGCGCGAAAAGGGCTTTGACGACATTATCAAGAACACAGTGTCCGTGCGGTTTGGTCGTGGTGAAGACCAACTGTGCGAGGCACTCCTCAATCTACTGCGCGAGCAAAACTACCCAGTTGAGCAAGCACAGAAGATCGAACCCCAGACCTTGAAAGCTTGGGTTCGCGAAATGGTGGAACGCGGTAGCGAGTTCCCCACAGAGCTTTTCGGCGCATATGTGGGCCAAAAAGCAACCATCAAATCAGCATGAACTAAAGGAAATTTAAAATGGCTAAGAACGAAGTAGCAGTAAAAGAGACCAACGCAATTGCATTGGCGGGTGACTTTGAGCAGGACGCTCAGAGTGGTTTTGAGAACATGAATCAGGACGATTTTGCCCTGCCATTCTTAAAGCTCTTGACCAACACAAGCCCTGAAGTAGGTGAAGTGGACGGCGCATTGCCGGGAATGGTTCTGAACAGCGTTACGGGTCAGTTGTATGACGGCAAAAAAGGCCTCATGGTGTTGCCAGTAGCTTATGTGCGTCAGTACATTGAGTGGGCTCCACGTGGTTCAGGCTCTGGCGCGCCGATGAATATCTATCCGGCAACGTCAGATATTTTAAGCCGCACGCACCGCGAACCGGGCGACAACAAGGACTATCTCGATAACGGCAACTACATCGAGAACACGGCAAACCACTACGTGATGATTATTGGCGACTCTGGTATTCCTGAGCCGGCATTGATTACCATGAAGTCAACGCAACTGAAGAAGTCGCGCAAGTGGAACAGCATGATGATGTCCACAAAGATGATGGGCGCCAATGGCCCGTTCACCCCTCCGATGTACTCACAGATGTATCGTCTCACGACACAGGCTGAGTCCAACGACAAGGGCAAATGGTTCGGCTGGGAAGTCGAGAAGATTGGACCTGTTGAAGACATGAACGCCTACAAGGCAGCCAAGTCTTTCGCCTCGCAAGTTGGCGCAGGCGAAGTGAAGGTCAAGCACGAGCATGAGGGCGCAGGCCCTGACGCAGCACCGTTCTGATTTTCGGGGCCGAAAGCGGATGCCGTGGCAAATTTTTTTGCTTGCGAACAACACGGACGCAGCGAGTAGGCCCCACCTTTATAGAGTGAAGCATGACCGATATAACAAAATTCAAAGCGATATTCAGCGGTCTGGATATTGCATACGGAACCTACCGTATCAAAAAGGAGCGCGGTGATGGGAAGCAGGCAGGACAAGCTACGGTGGTTAGAAAGCCCCCAACTGATGATCTGTGGGTGCAACATCTGGATGGTGTTGATCCTTCCTTGGGGATTATCCCTATTCGTGCTGACAACACTTGTATTTGGGGCTGCATCGATATTGACCAGTACCCGCTTGATCACAAAGGCTTGGTGGAAAAAGTTGCGCAGCTAAAGCTGCCAATGGTCGTCTGCCGTAGTAAATCCGGAGGAGCACATGTATTCCTATTCACAAAACAGCCTGCGCCGGCGCGTGACTTTCAAGACTATCTCAAAAATGCTGCTGCGCTCTTGGGCGAAGCCGGCAGGGAGATCTTTCCTAAGCAGTCCGAAATCCTTGTCGAGCGCGGAGACACCGGAAACTTCCTCAACCTCCCGTACTTCGGTGGGGATAACGGGACGCGGTATGCATTCAATGCCGACGGGTCCGCGGCCACGCTTGAAGAGTTCTATGCACTCTACGAAGCGGCCGTCCAAGAGCTGCCGCTCGTTGTTCCAGAGCCGCCGAAACAAGCGGAGAGTCCCGTCAAAGATGGTCCGCCTTGCCTACAGGCTTTGTGCGCCCAAGGCTTTCCCGAAGGCACCCGTAACAATGGACTTTTCAACATTGGAGTCTTTCTTAAACGAGCATTCCCCGGCTCTTGGGAAGACAAGATGGTCGAGTACAACTTTAAGTACGTCGCACCGCCGCTTCCTAACAACGAAGTCCAAATCCTTGTCAAGCAAGTCGGCAAGAAAGAGTACCTTTACAAGTGCAAAGACGCGCCACTCAATAGCTTTTGCAATGCGGGCCTATGTCGATCAAGGAAGTTTGGCATCGGAACCAATGGTCCTGATGCGCCTCAGATAGCAGCCCTGTCCAAGTACGCCAGTGAACCACCCCTGTGGTTCTTGGATGTCAACGGCCGTCGCGTCGAGCTCGACACCGAGAGCCTCTTCACGCAAGTCGCCTTTCAAAAGGCATGCCTAGAAAAGCTCAACGTGCTGCCGCCCACCCTGCGCAAGCAAGACTGGGAACAAATGCTCAATGCGCTTCTCAAAGAGATGATTGAGACAGAGCAAATCACCGAGGCACCAGAGGACACAAGCGTCACTGGCCGCTTCATGGATCTGCTTGAAGAATTCACCACGCACATGCAAGAAGCAATGGACCGCGAAGAGATGCTCATGGGCCGCCCATGGACGGATGTCGATGAAGCGAAAACCTACTTCCGGATCAAGGACCTTGAAGGGCACTTGAAGCGCAACAACTTCATGGGCCTCACGGCTCCGAAGATGGCTCAGCGTCTGCGTGACATGGGAGGCGAGCCAATCTCTCTATTCCTCAAAGGACGCACTGTGCGCTGTTGGCGTATTCCACGCTTCCAGAAACAGGACGCGCCTTTTGAATCACAAACCAAACGCACTACAGGGAGCCCATTCTGATGTTGAAAATTGATGGACACGACGACGCAGTGATCGGCCCTGCATTGATCTGGGGGAATGGCGAACGTATATCAGTTCTGGTATACAACGCAGAATCCATTCGTTCAACGCTTGTTTTTCGCGATGGTATGACCGCTGAAGAAGCACGCGAATACATTGAGTTCAACATCGAGGGCGCTTACATGGGCCCCGACACACCTATCCTTGTCTGGCCCGACGATCTGTGGGACGAGGAATATGACTGATATCCGAAAGGTGTTCGGTCCGCCCGGCTCCGGTAAGACGACGTACCTTCTGAACGTTGTTGACCGTGAGTTGGGCAACAGCCTTTCGCCCATGCAGATCGGTTACTTCTCGTTCACCAAGAAGGCCGCAACAGAGGCCAAGGACCGAGCGATTGAGAAGTTCCCTGCGCTTAACGCACGCACAGACTTCCCCTATTTCAGAACCCTGCATAGCTTGGCATTCCACTGCCTTGCCGTAAAGGTTGACTTCATGATGAAGCCAGAGGACTACCGCGAGTTTGCTGCACAGGCCGGCATCCAACTGAACGTGGTCCAAGAAGATGATGTGGACATGGCTAAGGCCGACAATCCCATCCTCAACGAAATCAATCTGGCCCGCATCCGCGGTGTAGATCTGCGTCAACATTACAACCAGTGCGGCCTCGACATTGAATGGCATCACTTTGAATTTGTTGAGCGCTCCTACCGTCACTACAAGCGCAGCAAAGAGCTGCTTGACTTCACCGATCTGCTTGAGATGATCGTTGTCCAACCCGAGCGCCTGCCCGCGCTTGAAGTTTTAATTGTTGACGAAGCACAGGATCTGTCTCGTTTGCAGTGGCAGCTTGTCGAAGCCCTCGCCAAAAAATCGAAACGGGTATTCCTCGCAGGCGACGACGATCAGGCAGTATTCACGTGGGCAGGGGCAGATGTCAAGAGCTTCTTGTCATTTGAGGGCCAAATTACAGTCCTCGATCAGTCTTACCGCGTCCCCGCCATCGTCCACAAACTGGCCAACCGCGTTGTGCAGCAGATTAAGCAGCGCCAAGAGAAAGAATGGAAGCCCCGCGACTTCGACGGAGCGGTCATGACGTACCACCGCTTTGAAGATGTGCCCATCGATAACGGCCAATGGCTCATCATGGGCAGCACCAACTATCTTTTAAACCCTGTGCACGAGTGGCTACGGGCCTCTGGCGTGCTTTTTGAGCGCTCAGGGGTACCAAGCCTTAGCCACCCACTTTTAAAGGCCGTACAGGCATGGGAAAAGCTGCGCAAAGGGGATTTCCTTTACGGTGACGAGATCAAAAACGTCTACAAATACATTGGTGGCGAATACATCACCAAGGGCCACCGGACTTTTAAAGGCGATCCGCTGCTTGAATACGGGATCAAGGACCTACAGAACAGCTTTGGCCTACAAACCGATGCAATCTGGCACCAAGCCCTGTCCCGTATTAGCGAAGACAAGCGCGACTACCTCACCGCAGTTCTGCGTCGCGGAACCAAGCTTTCAACCATGGGCCGGATCAAACTCTCCACGATCCACGGAGCAAAAGGTGGGGAGGCGGACAACGTGCTGCTGCTCATGGACCTCTCACCGAAGTTCGCCAAGGAATATGCAAGCAACGGGGACAACGTCCACCGGCTTTTCTACGTGGGAATTACCCGCGCAAAACAAACTCTGCACTTAGTGCTACCCAAACACATCGAAAAAGGCTTCAAAATATGAAAACAATTCCCCTTTTCCCAACACCAACGGAGTGGGTGGCACCAGAGGTGTTCCCCAACCTTTCAACAGCGAAAGAAATTGCAATTGACCTCGAAACTTGCGACCCCAACATGGAATCCATGGGCCCGGGATGGCCTCGGAACGACGGTTTCATTGTCGGCTACGCCATTGCCGTCGATGGATGGTCTGGATATTTTCCGGTGGCTCATCAGGGTGGTGGAAATCTCGATAGACGACGTGTGGAACGGTGGATCACGGACGTACTGGCTTACCCTTCCGATAAGGTTATGCATAACGCCGCCTATGACTTGGGGTGGTTACAAGCAAGTGGTTTTAAGGTCAACGGACGGATCATTGATACCATGCTCGCAGCCCCAATTCTTGACGAAAACCGCTTCAGCTTTGCTCTCAACTCCTTGGGATTCGACTACCTCCAAGAAGTCAAGTCAGAACAAGGCCTCAAACAAGCCGCTGCCGACTTCGGAGTTCATCCGAAAAAGGAGCTTTGGAAACTCCCCGCCATGTATGTGGGGGAATACGCTGAGCAGGATGCAGCGCTCACACTGAAGCTCTGGCAATCGTTCAAGATCCGCCTGCGTCAGGATGAAGTCGAATCAATCTTCAACCTCGAAACAGAAGCCTTCCCCGTCCTGCACAACATGACCGTGCGCGGTATCCGCTTTGACCGACCAAAATGTGAGCAGCTCATCGACCAACTGATTGCCCGCGAGAAACAAATCCACAAGGATCTGAAATCACTCGTCGGATCCAACGTCGATATCTGGGCCGCACAAAGCATCGCCTTAGCTTTTGACAAGCTCAACTTGCCCTACGCCAAGACCGACAACGGCCTTCCAAGCTTCACAAAAGGCTTCTTGGATGGTTGTGAGCACCCAATCGCCAAAATGATCGTAGAGGCCCGCGAAACCAACAAGACGCACAGCACTTTCCTGCAGCCCTACCTTCAATTTAGCGAAAAGACCGGCCGCATTCATCCTCACGTCAATCAGATGCGCTCAGACGATGGTGGCACTGTCACAGGACGTCTTTCCATGGCCAATCCAAACCTGCAGCAGGTCCCTGCCCGCCATGAAATCATCGGCCCCATGGTCCGAGGCCTCTTTTTGCCAGAGGAGGGCGAACTTTGGGCGTCAAATGACTTCTCGTCACAAGAACCACGCCTTCTTGTTCACTATGCATCACTATTAGACTTACCCGGAGCTGACAAAATGGTGGATGCATACAAAGAAAATCCAAATACTGACTTCCACCAGATGGTTGCCGACATGGCCGGCATCAAAAGGAAAGCTGCCAAGACGATTGGCTTGGGTTTGATGTACGGAATGGGCAAGAACAAACTGGCAGCGCAATTGGATTTGAATCTTGATGAAGCTTCCGAGCTGATCGATCAATTCCACAGGAATGTTCCGTTCTTGAAAGGCACAGTCAATGCTGTGATGAAACGGATCGAGCATCCCGCCTCAGGTGGATCCATTCGCACGCTCCTTGGTCGCAAGTGCCGCTTTCCCCTGTGGGAACCGATGGAGTGGGGCGTGAACAAAGCGCTGCCCCGCGAACAAGCCGTCATTGAATACGGCCAACGAATCAAGCGCGCAGGCACCTACAAGGGCTTGAATCGTTTGATTCAAGGATCTGCTGCCGACCAGACCAAGGCAGCCATGGTTGCCCTAGCGCGTGAAGGCATCATGCCCATGCTGCAAGTTCACGATGAATTGGCGCTGAGCGTTAAAACAAGAGAAGAAGCCGAGCGTGCTGCCGAAATTATGGCAACATGTGTCAACATGCAAGTGCCAAGCCGCTGCGATGTGGAAGTGGGACCAAGTTGGGGAGAAGCTAAGTGAAATACGGATGCCACAACAGACGTGAATACAAGCAAAAGCTGTTTGTTCAAGACGGCTGGTGGCTTGATGGCCAAACGCGGACCGCGAAGGTCAAGCAGGTGCCGTTCCGCATGGCACAGGAGTGCCAGTACACCCATACATCGCTCGGGGCTGAAGATCCACGCTGCGATAACTGTAAGCACAAAAAAGGCCCCTAGGGGCCTTTTTTATCGGATACGACCTTCTAGCCTGTCTGCTATCAACTGCGCGTAGCCGGCAATATCTAACCAGTGATCCACCACGTCAGGATTTCCATTCACAATGCGGCCAATCTTGTGGATGATCATGTCCATCGCTTCAGCCTGATCATGTGCCAACACCTTGTCACGATTGTTCAGAGCATTCTGTACAACACGTTTTAACATCTGCATCACTTCGGCGCCCTCGATGAACTTGCCGTAGTCCACGGCCCGCGCGTCAAGAGTCGCGTCCACCACGTCTTCGTACATCTCGATCTCCAGTGGAGCGCTGCCGGCAGCGCTCTGCTGTGCCGGAGCAAGGGATGGCAACTGCTCAGACTTTGGTGGGAACACAAAACCTTCCTTCTTCATCTTGCTACGCAAGACGTAGATATATTGCTTCTTTGTGTTAAACCGCGTTGCTACTTCATTAGGTGATGCAGCAGGATTACTCTCCATAAATCTGCGCGCGCGAACGCCTACTCCCGATGAACTTAATTTGTTTTTACGTTTCATATTGGACTCTCCTCATATTGCGATAAATCGCGTTGGTTTGGTTTTGGAAATAACTTTGGGTCAAGTCGAGTGAAAGGCCACCACGCCATCAACTCTTGTTGGCTCAAAGGTCTTTGGGGCTCTTGCAATGGCAGCCTCTTCTGGTCTTTGGAACACTTCATAATAATTTCTCGGTTTGGTTTTCATCATCTTGCGAAGCCATTCAGCTCCGCCTAACTCTTTGAATGCTGCCCATTCAGCGTCAGACATCCTTACGAATCTGGGCTTCAAGGGCTGTGGGGGTTTTGGTCTTGGCATTTTGTACAAGGTTCTTAGTTGTTAATCGTTTGGCCCAACAGCTTGCGCAGTGCCACTTTGTTGCACTCAATTCAATTCCCCCCTCAGGCGGACGCATCTGTGCGCACTTGTTACAGAATTGAAATTTATGCATGGGAGATACCCTTCCTAGCTGCAAATGTTGGTTGGCAAAGCTCATCGCTTCATGCCCCTGATGTATATAGCAAAGCTTGATATTGTGTCAGGTCCAAACACCTTCATCTTCTCAATCTCCAATGCAATCTCTTCAATCGTGTCGTTGCGCACAGTGTTTTCCAACTGATGCACGATCATCTGGCGCTTACGCCAACCCATCGCCATCTCAGAATCATTGAATTCATGCTTAGGCTTTCTCAGCACCCACTTGTTTGGGTCCGATGCGTGATCTTCAATGTATGCGTCCATGTTCATCCTTTCATTTGTTTAAGTGCCGCCTGTAAGCCTGCAAGGCCCCCGACCCGCTGACCGTTGATAAAGATCTGCGGCATCTGGCGCGCGTTAGCATCCTCCTTCAGCAGCAGTGTTCTGTTCTCTTCACTGTCCACGCTGATCTCCCTGTACGGCAGATCATTCATCTTCATCACCATCTTTGCAGACGTGCAATTAGGACAATTGCTTTTTGTATAAATCAAAATGTCGATACTCATGCCCACCCCCATACTGTTTTAAGAACCCACAGCCAAAAGGCTGTTAGCACTACGAAAAGAATTGTGTAAATCTTTTTGTTGGTCATGCTTGTCCCCTTGCTCGGATGGCTTGAACGCAACGATATGCGTAATTGCCTTCAAATCCATCCTCTGTCGCAATCCCATCACAAACCTTTGCACACGCCTCACGCTCATGCTGTGCTACTAGCTCGGCAAAGTGTTCAATGTCACCATGTAAGGTCAATTCGTTGTCTTCAATGAGTTTGTAAACTTCATCTTGTGTCATGACTTCTCCGCATACAAAGCCACAGGTTTATAAATACTGGACGGTTTTTTTAGTCTAAAGTATTTGTGCCCAACAGCGTTCTCACAAAGGTATCCAACAGGTTCCGGCTTGGGCGGTGTTATGGAAATTGTGCCTGCTTGTTTTGGTTCGGGTTGTTCCAACTGCTCCGCATTTGCTTCGTTGTATCCATCTAAAAAACCTTGTTTGTATCCGTCCAAAAAAGATTTCTTCAACGCATCTTCTATGATCTTGTCTAAACGTCCGCTCATGCTTTCTCCTCATACTTACTGCACTCTTCCAACCAGATAGGGTCAAAGTTCCACGGCCAATGGAACCAACCCTTCTGCGCAGCGCGCGCATTGCCAGAGATCAAAGCCTTGGGCTCCAAGCACTGGATGTGATGCGTCATGGGCAAAGGATCGCGGTTCACGCACTTGTGGCAGTCAGGCTTTTTGTAGTCGTAGTCCGGTTTAAGCTTCTTCATGGTATGCATCCCTTATCTTCATGCGATCAATCATGGCTTGCATGGGATCCACGTCACCCATCAGCACAGCAAGCAGCAACTTGTCCGTTGCCGTGTAAGCCGTTTCCACTTTCTCAAACTGCTTTACATACATAGTCAAAATCGCAGATTGTTGTTGTTCAGTCATTTCTGTTTCCTCACTTCCATCATTGCGTCTGCAATTGCATATGCAGTTTGAGCAACACGATATTCATACCTATTGACCCCAACTGTGCCACTGGCTGTAATCAGCAAACTGGGCATAGCCCTAGCCGCAAAGTAATCACGCATCGTCAACCCATGCTCGCCTTCTGCCAAGTCGTAATGCATGGCGGGGAATGCCGGCTCAGTCATAATATTTCTCCTCCTTCATTTCCTCAAAATAAATAGCAGCATCACGTTCGATCTGAGAAATCACATCCGGATGCAAAACCCCGCTCAAGTCCACAGTGCTACTGGGCAAGAACACAGATATCAAAGTCCACACTTCCGGATAGTCCGGCTCCAACTTCAAACCCGTGCCCGCCTCAATGGCGCCAACCTCAGCCGGCTCATACTCAAAAAAGCACTTGAGCTGCAAACCCAACTCATCGCACTCGTACAAGAATTCATATTGATTGTTCATACCCACCTCACCAAAGACGCAAAAATAGTGTCTGTATCATGCATACATCACCCCACCACAGTCATTAAAAGAATTCCCAAGATCACAGAACCAAGGATCACGGGCCACACAGGCGTTGGTTTGTAAATGGAAGGCGTGCCCAACAAAGCAGCCTGAATCAGTTCCTCAGAGGACGTCATCTCAGGGGGCTTTGGTTGGTACAAAAGACCAATCTGCACCTTGCCAGTGTTGAATGGCGTTAAACGCTGATCCACACGATTGATCGGCACATAATTGTCAGCATTAGTGATCATAGGTTGGTCCCTCCTTGCGCGACTTCGCAGCGTCCGTAAATGCACGCTCAAAACCCTCCAAAAATACCTCCAAAGGCACGTCCAAATCAACAGTCAAAATGGCCGAAGCAACAAGGCACGCGTACCACGCACGCGATGGTTTCTCAAAGGTAGTTTCGCAAAGATTTATCAAAGTTTGCGCATCATCCAAGATTTGTTCTATCTTTTGTTCGTCAGTTAAAGGCTTTGTAGCCATATCACTATCCTTTCTAAATTAAGCAAGTTATGTCAGATTGACGGGGTTATTATCAGTCTTTTATCTAGTTAGGTCAATTACTTGGAATGTACTATTTTCTAGGTGTTTTCCCTAGGTTTGGGGTAAAAGAGGGTGGTACTGGGGATTTATACAGTCTATGGGGAAAATGTAGCAAGGACCGAGGACCGAGGGTCAAAAAGGGCGAAAATGGGGTAAAAAGGAATACTTTGGTTTAGGTGCTATAGAACTTTTAGGGGTAAGGGGTGTTTTTTTTTTATTTTTTGTGAGATTTGGCGTAATGAACGTAATGGTGTAATAAATGAATGAAATCAATACGTTACGAGCATCCGTCAAATTACGTTTTGTTCAGAGATGTAATTTTTTCAGGGGGGCTCCGCGAGATGAATTGTGAAAAAATAAATTTACCCTATACCCTCCAAAAGTTCTATAGGAACCCTGAAAATGGTTTTTGATTGACTCTGGTCCTGTCACTCGTTATACTGCTGATAGTTCATTTACGGGAGTTAACGATGGTACAAATCGATCAGGGAATCGCCCTGCCAACCAACCGATCCAAATACCCATTCAACGACATGGAAGAGGGCGACAGCATCTTGTTCAAGCAGCGCAAGCAAGCGGAGAGCTGCCGTGTGGCTGCCCTTCGATTCACACGTGTGCATAAGCCTGATTGGGTGTTCACCCTTCGCAAGGTGGATGAGGGTTGGCGGTTGTGGAGAATTAGCTGATGGCCAAGAAAGACGTTTACAACGTTCCACCGGTTATGCCGGACAAGGCGCGCAAGCGCATGACCACAGAAGTGGCCCCGCTGCGTCAGCAGCGTCGCAAGCTCACGCCCAAGGAATGGACCTTTGTCACAGAACTTGTGAGTGGTGATGGCCGTACCACAATGAAAGAGGCTGCCATCAGGGCCGGATACAAGCCTTCCAGTGCTTCTGTGATGGCATGGAAGCTCACAAACCCTGATATCAACCCACACGTGGTGGCTGCCATTCAGGCCTATCGCGCTGACTTGGCATCCAAATACAACACGTCCTATGAGCGCCATATGCGTGATCTACAGATCATTCGTGACAAGGCCTTGGACGCGGGCGCGTTCGCTGCTGCCGTGCAAGCAGAGTATCGTAGAGGCCAAGCCTTGGGAACGATCTATGTCGAGCGTAAAGAGATCCGCCATGGCACGATCGACAGCATGAGCAAGGAAGAGGTGCAGCGCAAGCTTGACGAGCTTAAAAAGCTCTATGGTGGGCCACCGCCTACCGCCTTGATTGACGCAGACACAGGAGTGGTGATTGACAGTGCAGCAAGAGAAAAAGATCCCGAGTTCGACGCGGGAGTGGCAAACCCTCCGCCTGACATCTTTGAGCGAGATCTGGGGGAATCAGATGACACCTGAAGCTAGGTTTTCGGCTAGGGTGAAAGCCGGCCTTGTCAACTGCAGCATTGAACGCATTGAGAATCGTGTCAACCTTGGTGTTCCTGACATGTTGGTGGGTGTCGGGGAATATTTTGTTTTGATGGAATTGAAAGTGGTGACTAAGGGCTTGAAAGTTGGTCTGCGTCCCCATCAAATTGCCTTCATGACTCGACATGCTGCCAAGGAGCGGCCTTGCTTTGTGCTTGTACTCGACATGGGTAATACACTACGCCCCTCGACCATTCGCTTGTATGAGGGGAGCGATGCTATGAAATTGGCTACAGAGGGCATAAAGCTTGAGCCCCTTCGCTGTTGGCCTTCACGTGGCATGCCTTGGGCAGAACTAGAGGAAACCCTAGGTTTAGTAAAATAAATGTAAAAAGGTGTTGCAAGGTGTCAAAACCTTGCTATACTGGCGTTGCCGGTGCTTGATCCGGTATTTAGAAAGGATAGCGGAATGAAGACATATAACGTGCGCATGAGCTTCTACCAGTACTACTATGCGACTGTCGAAGCTGCCGATTATGAGCAAGCCAGAGAAAAAGCAAAAGCCCTTGAAATGGACGATTGCAAGCAGGACGATTATGTAGAGTGGGAAGTGTATTCAGTTGAAGAAAGGAGAGAGAAATGAAAAAGTTCAAAGTCAAAGTGGTATCGACAGTGACTAAGTATCACTTGTTATGCGCTAACAGTGAGGCCGAAGCAAAAGCCACTGCGGGCGATATTTTTAGTCCCATGGAGTTTGGCGAAGAGGGCTCCGACTCATTTTGGGATCAAGAGGTTGTCGAGGTTGTCGAGGTGCAGCGCGCCCTTACTCCAGAAGAGAATGCTTTTCTGGAAGCCTATTTGAATTGTGTTGCTGTTGCTGAGCGTGAAGACGTTGTTCGCTTTCTGCTTGCCGACAGTGAAGAGCGCAGCAGCAATGCTTTTTATGACTCCATGTCTGACGTTTACTCGTCAATTTGTGATGCCAAGGAAGTTTGGTATGCAGCAATGCAATTTGCAAAGGAGAATACAAAATGACGGTTGCTGAATTAATGGCTGCGCTTTCCGGTTTGCCCCCTGATTTGCCGGTTTCAATTTGGGACGCGGGCACGCGTTTGGGCCTTGCTTCTGTTGATGACTCTTTTGTTGATGATGAAAACCCGTTTGTCGAGTTGAATACCGACCGCGACGATTAATTTTAGAAAGGATAGAAAATGACTCGTTTTGTTTATCAAGTTTGTTTCCCTGATTCGCGGACTGTTGTTCGCTCTTTTCCCTCGCTCGTTCGCGCTCGCTCTTTTATGCGCACGATGTCCGCGGACGATATCCCTTTTATAATCATGCCATGGGATGAAAACAAAATACCCCTCATAAAAAGGGTAGCGAAAACCCCTAAAAAATATATCACGGGGCCTTCGCAAAATGTTGATATACTGGGCCCCTCAATTTAGAAAGGATAGAGAAAATGTTAAAAACAGTACAAATCAGCGCTAACAGCAAAACCGGCCCTATAGCTGTAACTTATCGCAGTGGGGAACATGAAACTTACGGCACGTGCCCTAAGAGCTGCAGCCTTCACCCGAAAAGTGAAACCGGCACGGCCCAGATTGATAGCGAATATTTACAGGCCGTTTTTGATAGCGTGCCCCGTGGTGGTCAGGCATGGACTTATTCACACTTCGCAGCTGAAGCCTTGCCATTACCACAAGCAAATAAGACTGTGATAAATGCGAGCTGTGATAATGTGGCTGATGCTGTGCGCGCTGTCGAATTAGGCCGGCCGGCTGTATATGCTGCCCCTCTGGAATCGGCCGACCAGTGGCCCCGTAAAATTCACGGGGTTCAATTTGCCCGTTGTCCCGCTGAACTGGCCGAAAATTTTAGCTGTCAACAGTGCGGAGGTGGCCGGCCATTGTGCGCACGTGGTGCCCGTGAATTTGTGGTGGTTTTTGTTGCCCATGGCACGGGAAAAAAGAAAGTTGGCACAAATACCGGCGGCTGCTATGCAGCGAGCGGCCCGACCGCTATTCAGTGGCATAACACCAGAAAAAAGGGCACGCCTAATGATGCTGCAGCCCTTCGCGCCTTCGTTCGGGGTTTGCCTTATGGTTCGATGTTGCGTCACCATATCGCGGGTGATATCGGACGGGAGGTTACCGAATGATTCTCATTTTGGTAGTAATGCTCATTTTTTTAGTGGGCTGGTGGATAACCGATAATTTTTAAAAAATAAATGTTGCAAAGTGTAAAATTGGTGTA